GTCCTCAGCGGGGTTATACGGGCTCACGAACGGTGCTCCTGTTCTCCTGGCAGCCGGGCTTCGCGCCTCTCCCGTCGAACCTGAAAACCCGCTCCGCGTACATCGCGCGCAGGTCTCGCTCCCGGCCCGCGCGGAGCTGCGAGTCCAGCAGCGGCCACGCGTCCTGGCTGAAGTCAGTTACCTCGCTGTCGCCCGGGTGGGTGGTCTGGATGAGCCCGGTGCAGGTATACACGCCGTCCTGCCAGGTGACCAGCGGGGGCTCGCCGACGCCGCGGGTGAAGTAGTAGGTCAGCTCGAACGCCCACTGCTCGGCGGCCTCGCGCTCGCGGCCGGGCCCGCCGCGGAACCGGCAGATGGCGGTGACCTGCCGGGGCGCGGTATGAATGGTGGTGACCAGCGGCGCGTGTTCAGTCACCGAGCACCCGCGGTTCCGGCAGCGGCACGATGAACTTCCCCTCGTACCCGGCGTCGCGCAGCTTCGGGATGACCGAGCCGGCGATGTGCCAGGCGAGCAGCAGGGCGTGCGGGGGCTGCTCGCTGATCATCCGGGCCTCGGCCAGCACCGGTATTCTCGTGCCGGGGATGCAGGTGCCGATCTTGGCCGAGCCCGGCACCTCGGCGACGGCGGCCAGCCAGTCCGCCAGGCCGGCGTAGTGGATGAGCGGGGTGGCGCGGGTGGTGGCGCCGACGCCCCAGACGGGCCCGGCGGCGCTGGCGGCGTTGATGATGGCGCGGAGCCGGGTGCGGGCGCCGGCGGCCAGGGCCTGCAGGCTGCCGGACTGCGCGGTGGCATAGGTGCGGAAGGACCCGCCGTGCGTGCCTACGGGCTCGATCCGGGTGATGTCCAGGCCGTGCAGGGCCAGGGCGCGGCCCAGCGAGGCGGGCGAGTAGTACCGCAGGTGCTCGTGGTACACGGTGTCGAACTGGCCGGCCAGGACGGAGGACCAGGCGTGGTTCTCGGTGATGAAGGTGGCGCCGTTCCCGCACAGCAGCGCGACGCCGGCCAGGAAGTCGTGCTGGTCGCCGGCGTGGGCCAGCACGTTGGAGGCGGTTACCACCTTCGGGGGGCCGGAGAAGTCCAGGATGCTGGCGGCCAGCTCGCGGGTGAAGAACCCGGCCTGGGTGGTCACGCCGCGCGCCCCGGCGGCCCTGGCCTGCCCGGTGGGCTCCACGCCGAGGACCCGGACCTTGCGGCCGTCGCGGTGCATCGCCCGTTTCACCGCGGCGAGGAAGGTGCCGTCGTTGGAGCCGATGTCGATGATGAGGTCGCCGTTGCCCAGCAGGGCGCATGCCTGGCGGGCCAGCCCGGCGAAGTGCTCGCGCAGGGCAGCGGTGTTCCCGCTGGCGTAGGGGTGATCCGGCGGGAACACCTCGCTGCGCAGCACGTGGTAGGTGAGCTGGACCAGGCCGCAGGCAGCGCACTCCTGCAGGGCGAGCGGGTACCGGTTCCCGTCGTCACGCTCGGCCAGCGGCTGGGCGCCGAGGTCGAGCAGGGGGCGCATGTCCCGGGACCTGCAGGTCATGCAGTAGCGGATGTCCGCACCGGGCAGCACGGGGGTATCAGTCATGATCATGCTCCCCGAGCGCGACGACACCCTGGCGGCCGGCCTCGTGAACGGCCCTGGCGGTATCAGCCGGGAGGATGGCCTCGTGGTCAGGCTCGCCGAGCGTTTCCCGCAGCCCGGCCACCTGGTCCTCGTCAAGGTGCCAGGCCACGATGTGCAGGGACTCGTCCTCGCTGACGGTGACCAGCTGGACCTGCGCGTCAGCCACGGGCGTCTCCCAGCTCCCTGATCGCGGCAAGGATCAGCGCGTCGGCCTCACCGTAGCTGGGGTGGCGGTCACCGTCTACGGCATAGCCGTGCTCGTCATAGCGGACGGCGGCGTGCCCGGCGCGGGTCATCGGCTCGTACAGGTCGTGCTGCCAGCCGGAGTTCCCGAACGGGTGCAGGGCGTCGCCGGATTCCCACGCGATGACCAGCAGCTCGGTCAGGTAGCCGCGGACGGTCGCGGCCCCGGAGTCGTTCGGCGGCAGCGGCAGGTCCAGGAGCCGCTGCGGCTCGTCGTCCGCGGGAACGGCGAGGTGGTCCGCCAGCACCTGCGCCGCGACCGGGCGGGGGCACCGGCCGCTGGTGCCGCAGGCGCAGCCCCATTCGATGCCGCGCGGCTCGGTAAGGACGGCCCGCGTGATGGCGTGGCTAGCCATGGTCGCGGTACCACCTCGCGGTCGCGGCGACGCCCTCGGCGAACGCGACCGGCTCGGGGAGGCCGCCTGGGCCGGCCAGGGCGCTGATCTTCGCGGTGTCGGGCAGCCGGCGGGGCGGGGAGCCCTGCGGCAGCTTCCCGGGCTCGATCTTGATCTCCCGGCCGTAGGCGGCGGCCACGGCCTGCGCGACCTCCGCGATGGTGATCTCGTTCATCTGGCCGACGTTGTAGATCCCGGACGGGGTGTGCCTGTCCAGCAGCAGGCGCAGCTGGGCGATGCAGTCGCCGATCCAGCAGAACGAGCGGGTCTCCTGCCCGGACCCCTGGATGCGGAACGGCAGCGGGTCCAGCTCCGGCCGGGTGGCGATCAGCTGGTTCATCCGGATGCAGAACTCCGGCAGGACATGCTCGCGGCCCATGTCGGGGCCGTAGATGTTGTGGGGCCGCGCGATGACCACCCGGTCCAGCACCCCGGCCCGCTGCCAGGCCAGCGCGGCCAGCTCGGAGGCGATCTTGCCGCCGCCGTAGGAGTACCGCGGATTTAGCGGGTCCGGGACGGTGAGCGGCACGTCCTCGGGGGTCGGCACGACGGGCGCGACCTGGTATGCCTCAGACGAGCTGACCAGGATCAGGTCGGAGCAGCCGGTCACCGCGCAGGCGCTGAGCACGGACAGGATGCCGCGCAGCGCGACGTCGAGAACGGTCCGCGGCTCGGCGTAGAACGTCTGGGTGCCCTGCAGGTAGGCCAGGTGGATCACCGCGTCGCAGCCGTTCATCGCGTAGGCGGTCAGCTGCTCGTCGCGGACGTCGGCGGGGACGACCATGCACCCGGTGTTCATGATGCGGGACTGGTTCCCGCGGCTCATGTCGTCCAGGACGCGGACCTCGTGCCCGTCGGCCGCCAGGCTGCGGACCAGGCTGCTGCCGAGGAAGCCCGCGCCGCCGGTTACGAGGTAGCGCATGCCGGATAACCCTCTCGTCGGATCGGGACCCGGCTCCGGCTTGCGTCTCCCCCCGGCCGCGGGCTAACCGCAGGATAGCTGAGGCCCGGGTGATGATGCAGCTCACCCGGGCCTCACGTTTCAGTGCCGGGAAGTGCGGAGCACCTTGTTCCCGTCCGCAGGGCTCGCACCTGCGCAGGAAGACGGGCCGTCCCGGCCAGCGGCCTTTGCCCCATCGAGGGGCTCCCAGCTTAAGCCACCCGGGATCAGCTCCTCGGCGATACGCCGGAACTCGGTGCTGATCAGCATGAGGACCTCGTGCCGGGCGAGCAGCGGGGCGGGGTGCGGCTCGGCAGCCATCGCGGTGGCCTGGGCCTGCAGGGCGATGGCCCTGGTCTCGAAGGCCTCCGCCGCCCGGCGGGTCACGGGGTCCGGTCCGGGCGGCGGAGGCGGCGCGCCCCTGCTCATGCAGGTTCCGGGCGCAGCGCGGCCAGGGAGTACGCGTCGTACAGGTACTCGTGCCGGGTGCCGGCCCTGATGACGGACTCCGTGCTGATGACGTAGCCGAGCACGGAGCCGCCCTCGCCTGGCACCACCTGGTCAACCCGGTAGACGCGGGGCCGGGTTCCGGCAGCGGCGCCGGCGAGCCGGAACAGGTCTCCCCGCTTCAGGTCCAGGACAGCCGGGTTCACGGCACCGGGTGGGCGCGGCGCCCGCGGAAGTCGGTGTCGGCGTCCTCGGCCGAGGCGATGTCGTGCACGACGTAGGGGTCCTCACCAGGCTTGTGCACGGGGGCATACGGGCGCTCGCCGCCGATCACGAAGTCTTCCATGCGCTCGTGGTCGTCCACCTTGCCGAGCGTGTCGAACAGCCAGCGCTGCCAGGACGCCCGGCTGAACGTGGCGGGCGGCACCGGGAAATAGTGATCGACGGTCATCACGTGCTCCGGGTGGTACGTATCCGGGCCCCGGCGTTCCACGACCAGGGTCAGGCCGCGAGACTCGCCGCTGTGCCGGCCGGGCTTGTCTCGCTGGCAGTCGTCATCCAGCCAGACCTTCCAGCCCAGGTGCTCGCGGTAACCCAGCTGCGTGACCAGCTCAGCCAGGGCATGCGGATAGGGGGCGACCTGGGTCATCTGCCGGGTACGCCGGCTCGGTGCGGTCATGCCCTCGGGCAGGTCGAACATGTCCTCGCCCAGCGGCATCAGCGGTCAGCCCCCGTCACGGTACTCCACCGGGCCGTCCCACGGCTTGTCCCGGGAGGTGGCCACCTCATCGGCGCCGGCCTCCCAGGCAGCCTGGACATCCGGCGCCAGGGCATCCCACTCAGGGAGGGAATCGCCGCTCACCAGCGAGACGCCCCCGGCCTTGCGGCGGTAGCCCTCGTAATTGCGCTGCCCCCGGGACCTGCCGTCGGCGGCGCCCATCAGGAGCCGACCAGCAGGGCCAGCATGAACACGGCGAGCCCGGCACCGACGAGGATGGCCCACCAGTTCCGCGGGGCCAGGATCGCGGCCAGGATCGCGGCGACGGCGAACAGGAACAGCGCGAGCGCGACCAGGAGGCCGTTCGCGCCGCCGGCCGCCGACATGGAGAAATTCGCGGCCTGCGCGAGAGGGTGCATCAGACTTCCCCTTCGTACTCAGTCACCGGTTCCTGCTGCGGTCAGGTCTGCTTCCAGGGTCCGGGGCCGTCCTCGAAGTCACCCGTCGACATGCCGGTGTCCATCGAGGCAGGGCCGGAGTTCTTGTCGACGGACTGCCACTTGCCGATGTTGTTGTCAGCGGCGGCGTCGTACGGCTGGCCGGGAACGGGCGGGGCCGAGGTGATGGGGCTGGGGGAACTGGGCACGGGCGTTCTCCTACTCGGGGATGACGTGGACGGCGGTGACGACACCAGGGGCGGCGGCGGGACGCCAGGCAGGGGTGCCGGGCGACCAGTCACCGGAAACCGTGCGGGGCTGCGGCTTGCCGCTGTCGGCGCGGGTGAGGGTATCCGAGGGCACCACGGCGGGCTCGCCCTGGTCCGTGGCGGCCGGCAGCGGGTCGGTGGGGGGCGAGCCCGGGGCGGACATGGCGCGCTGCCGCCCGGACATCATATTACCTCCGGCCTGGCTAGTCGGCCAAATAGAGCCTTCAGCCAAAGGGCTCAGGTCTTGCATTCTGCCTCCTCTCGCAGCCTTTCCGTAACCGCATTTACTGCGGCTTCCAGACTGGCGGCAATAATCCGCAGGTAACCCGCGTCATCATGTGCCCATCCGGCTATTACGTTGCACCGGTTGCAGGCTAGCCCGCGGCGGCACTTACTGCACGACCGCGTAGGCGGGCAGCAGCGGTGGTCATGATCGATATGGATGTGCTTGAGGTTGTCGCCCAGGTCACCTCCGCACAGGTAGCAGCAGCCCTGCTGCTCGTCGTACAGCGTGTCCCACTCCCCGGCTGTCATGCCGTGCCGCCGGAACTTGATGCCGTCACGCTTACGCGGACTAGCGGCGTATCGCATGCGATCCCGCTCACGTACAGGCTCAGGGTCGGACGCCCGCTTTTCTCTTTGGGCTTTATTCCACGTGTCTTTATTCTGCTCCCGCCGCTGCCAGCTCTGCTGACGGCCCAATTCAGGATCAGCCGCATACGCAGACTTAACCTGATCGCTGTGACAAGCTCGGCACCTGCGATGGCCGGTGTCCGGATCGCGGTAAGTATTCTCCGGGGCATATTCGTGCTCTGCCGGGCAGTGCGTTTTATCGCCATTCTGCGGCAGCTTAGGGGCATCTTCGCCGCGCTGCCGGGCACGCCTGCGCTGCTCGGCTTCACGGTGCTTACGCCGGCCCTGCTCAGTCTGGCGGTACTGAGCACCGCGCTCTGCGGACGTACGCTGAGACATGCTGGCACACCTCGCAAGGGTCTGTGCTGGCCATGCTCCGGGCCTGCGCCAACAGGCGCCGGAGCCTTGTCTCATCATATGCCTGCGTCTCCCTACGAGACCGAGATGAAGCTGACCTTGGCGTTGCCGGTGCCCTTGGCGGTACGCGCGTACAGCACGGGCGCGGCCAGGTCGTCCGGCGGGGCGGGCACGACGGGGCTGTCCTTCGGCGTGGTGCCGGGTACCGTCTCGCTGCCGCCGGAGTCGACCGGGAACCCGGCGGCATCACCGTCGGCGCCGACCCCGGGGCCGCCGATGAACACGCGGACGGGGCCGAGGTTGCGGATGCGCACGCCGTCCGGCGGGACGGGGCACAGCGCAACTGCCCCGTCCTCGCCGACTTCGCGGGTTCCCGACGTGTAAGCCACGGCTCAGCTCCCGTCCGGTGCCGCGGCGCGCAGGTCACGGGCGAGCGCCTCGGCGGACGGCGTGCACCGGGCGAGCCACATCTCCAGCGCGTCCAGCTTGGTGACGGCCAGGCTGCGCTCACGCGAAGGCTGGTGCTCAGCGATGACCTCGCGCATGGCCGTGATGTGGCTCGCCGGGTTCAGCATGGTGCGGGTCAGCCCCGGACGGCGCGGCCA